TGGTGCAAGTATTGCTTTACCAAATACTTCTGTTGCAAACGCAGCGTTACAAGGATCAGGACAAATTACAATCAACGGTCAAGCAGTAGCCCTTGGTGGATCTATTACTTTAACAACTGAAGTAAGACCAACAGTATCAGGTATTAGTCCTTCAGCGATTGAAAATACACAAACATCAGTTGTTATTACAGGAACTAATTTTGTATCTGTTCCGTTAGTTACAGCAATTAACTCAACTACAGGTGCACAATTTGTAGCGGATGAAGTATCATTTACATCAGCTACAAGTATTACAGCTAAATTTACTATTTCAGTTGATGCAAGTTACAAATTATATGTAGAGAATCCAGATGGTAACGCAGTTCAAACTGGAGCACTATTAACAGTATCAGACGCACCTGCTTGGCAAACAGCAGCAGGGTCATTAGGTTCATTTTCTGGTGGATCAAATATTGGAACAATAACTTTAACAGCAACAAATTCAACAGGTATGACTGTACAATCAGGATCACTACCTGGTGGAATTACATTGAATAGTGGCTCAGGATCGTCTACATTGACTGGAACTGAATCTGGTGCTTCAGCGGATACAACGTTTAACTTTACTATTCGAGCAACAGATGCTGAGGGACAAACTGCTGACCGAGCGTTTAGTTTAACATTTCTTTTTGCAGCTAACAACTCAGGGCAGTTTAACCCGTAGGATAATATTATGGCAAGTACATTAACACATACATTTTCAACACCAACTGGAAACAAAAAATTTACTTTATCCATGTGGGTAAAAAGATCTGATATAGGTGGTGATGGTTCTATTTTTAGCACATACACAGACTCCAACAATAGAGCAGATATAAGATTTAATAGTGCAGATAGATTTTCATTTTTTGAAAAAGTAAGTTCTCAACAATACTTTGTAACAACTAAAAGATTGTTTAGAGACCCATCAGCATTTTATCACATCGTTGTTCAATTTGATACTACACAAGCAACAGCTGCTGATAGAATTAAACTATGGGTAAATGGATCACAAGAAACTGAATTTAATGATACAAGTTATCCTTCACAAGATTATGTTTTAAGATTAGGTTCAGCTCTTGCACATACTATTGGTGATAACTCTAATAACGCAGATCAATTTGAAGGAAACATAAGTCACCTAGCTTTTGTTGACGGAAGTGTTGTGGCTCCAACTGCATTTGGTGAAACAAATACTGCAACAAATATTTGGAAATTTAAATCACCAACTGGTGTTACTTGGGGTACAAATGGTTTTCATTTAAAGTTTGAAAACTCTGGTAATTTAGGTTTAGACAGTTCAGGTCAATCAAATAATTTTACAAAAAATGGAAATTTAATACAATCACTTGATACACCATCAAATAATTACTGCACTTTAAATCCTAATGATGTAGTAAAACAAAGTGGTGGAGTATACAAGCCAACATTTTCAAACGGCAATTTAACAATGGCGAGTGGTGATAATGAAAATAGACAAACATTTGGAACTATTTCACCTGAAACAGGAAAGTGGTATTGGGAAATGAAAATAGATGTAGCAAATACAACTGGTCATAGATTAGGTATGTTTTTTACTAATGATAAAACACATAGTAATAGTTACTACTATGGCACAGATGCATTTTACATTCACCAAAACGGAGAAATTTACTATAATGGCTCTTCTACAACTTATATGGCATCATATACAGCAGGAGATATTATAAGTGTTGCATTAGATATAACTAATGGAAATATTTATTTTTCAAAAAATGGTGGTGCAAATGATAGCACATGGGCAGATGGTAGTGGTAATAATAACCAAGCATTTCCAGGAACAAGTGTAAATGGTAAATTAAGTGCATCTTGGCCTGCTGCTGGTACTCCAATCCAACCATTTTTTGATGTCTATGGAAATGGTAATAAACAAAGCATAAACTTTGGTAACGGATTTTTTGGCACTACAGCTATAGCTTCTGCAGGTTCAAATGGTAATGGAAGTTTATTTGAATATGATGTACCATCTGGATATTACGCATTAAACACAAAAAATTTAAATACTTATGGGTAGAATATAATATGGCTTTTTCAACAATTAAAAAATCAATCGAATACTTTAACGTTAACCTTTACACAGGTAATGGATCATCACAATCAATTACAGGAGTTGGTTTCCAACCAGATTGGGTATGGCTAAAAGAAAGAAGTTCAACTTCTCCACATAAACTTTTAGATGCAGTTAGAGGTGCAACAAAAGAATTAGAAAGTAACAGTGCTAATGCAGAAGCAACAGAAGCACAAAGTTTAACAGCTTTTGATAGTGATGGGTTCTCAGTTGGTTCAAATGGTGCAGTAAATGAAAATTCACAAACTTATGTGTCTTGGAATTGGAAAGCAGGAACAACATCTGGTTTATCTGGTGGTACAATAACTCCAACTGGTTATTCAATAAATACCACAGCAGGTTTTGGAATATATGCATATACAGGTACAGGTAGTGTTGGAACTATTGCACACGGACTTGGTGCTAAACCAAATTTTATAATTCAAAAAAGATTAAACAGTAATGCTGCTTTTACGGTTTATCATGATAAGTTTGCAAGTGACCCTGCAACAGATTATTTATATTTAAATACAAATGCTGCTTTAAATGATTATGCAGACCATTGGAATGATACAGAACCTACTTCAAGTGTTATTACATTAGGAACTGATACATCAGTTAATGGAAATGGTTATCCAAATATAATTTATGCATTTACAGAAAAAAAAGGATTTTCTAAATTTGGAAAGTATACTGGTAACGGCTCAACAGATGGGCCATTTATTTATTGCGGTTTTAAACCAGCTTGGGTTATGACTAAAAAAATAAGTGGTACTGCTGATTGGTTAATGAGAGATCATAAAAGAGATTTTAATGGTCAATGGCGAGATTTGTATGCAAATAATACTAACGCAGAAACTTCACCAGATAGTAATACAAACTCAGAGTTATACAGTAATGGTCTTAAATTAAGAATGTCACATTCAAATCACAATGAAAGTGGTGGAACATATATATTTATGGCATTTGCTAAAGAGCCATTTGTAGCTGATGAAACAACAAATGGAGTACCAGCAACGGCAAGATAATTATGAGTAGTATATTAAAAGTAGATACGATACAGGATCAAGATGGTAATCTGATCATCAGTAAAGATTCTGGTGGTGCAGGTTTCCAGGGCAAGTATTATTCTTCTACTGCTCCACTTGTATACGAGGTTAAGGTTACTGCAAAGACAGCCGACTCACCATACTTTGGTGTTGGTAGTTCTCTTGGATATTATATCAATGGTATACAGACACCTATAATAGAATTAAAAGGACAGGATACTTCTAAACCATATTATTATAGATTTGATCAAAGTGATTCATCAAACAATGGTCACCCATTAAGATTTTATGTTGATGCTGCAAAAACAACAGAGTACACAACCGGAGTAACTAACACAGGTAATTCACCTGCACCAGGAAACTCGGGAGCATACACACAGATAGCTGTCGATAAGACAACACCAAATGTTTTATTCTACCAATGTTCTAACCATGGTAACATGGGTAACTACGTATTACATAATTCAACACATCTAAACACAGGTGTCTTTTTAAAGATGCCCGCAGCAGATGGTACAAATGGACAGGCTCTAACTACCAATGGTTCAGGTGTTTTAAGTTTTGCTGATGGTGTTACTTTTCCAACTATTACTGGTATTAGTCCAACAGTTCTTGATAACAACGCTGGTAATATAGTTATAACTGGTACAAATTTTAAGGACAGCTCTACGCCACCTTTTGTTGATGCAATCAACTCATCTACTGGTGCTATCGTTACTGCAAACTCTGTATCTTTTTCAAGTGCAACATCTGTAACTGCAAACTTTACTTTACCGGTTGATGGCACATATTTTTTAAGATTAGAGAACAATGATGGTATCGCATGTAGATCAGCAACAGCTTTATTAACTGTATCTGATGCACCTGCGTGGACAACTGCTGCAGGAAATCTAGGAACAGTGGCAGCTACAGGAACTATAAACTTTACAGTTGCAGCCACAGATGCTACAACTTTCGGAGTACAATCTGGATCACTTCCAGGTGGTGCAAGTTTAAATACAAGTACGGGTGCAATCACTGGTACTGAATCAGGCTCGACGCAAACTACAACGTATACATTTACGATACGGGCAACGGATGCGCAGGGCCAAACAGCGGACCGTCAGTTTAATATTATTATATCTCACGGTGCGTCAGGAGGAGCGCAGTTTAACTAATGGCTAGTACATATATAACAAAAGCTAATCCAACAGCAGGAAATAGAACCAAAGGTACTATTTCTGTATGGATAAAAAGAAGTGGATTAAGTTCACAACAACATGTTTATTCAGAATGGTATGATGGAAGTAATTTTGGTATGATGAGGTTTAATAGCAATAATACCTTAGGTTTCTTTTCTTATGATGGTGGTAGTGCGCAAGTAGATATTAACACTACTAGAGCATTTAGAGATATTAATGCTTGGTATCATATAGTTGTAGCATGGGACACAACTGATAGTACATCAACAGATAGAGTTAAAATATATGTAAATGGTGTAAGAGAAACTTCATTTAGTGGTTCTCCTACTTATCCATCATCTAGTCAAAATATATATTTTGGGGTTGGTGGTTCAAACTATCCAATTTACATAGGTAGAAGAGGAGATAGCGCAGAATATTTTGATGGGTTAATGTCTCATTTTCATAGAGTGGATAATCAAGCACTAGCACAAACAGTATTTGGTTCAACAGATGCTACAACTGGAGAATGGAAAATAAATACTAATCCTAGTATTAGTTATACTGGTTCAAGTGATTTTAACTTTTTTATTTTAAAAGATGGAAATTCAGTTACAGACCAATCTGGTCAAAGTAATAATTTAACGGTTGGTGGTGGTACACTTTCAAAAACAGAGGATAATCCAAGTAATATTTTTGCTACATTAAATACTTTAGCAGTATTTGGTGGTAACAATAGTCCAACAATAGAAAGAGGTAACACAGTTTTAAATACAGCTGGTAATAATTCCTACAAAGGTTTTTTTATTTCAACTTTAGGAATGACACAAGGAAGTGGAAAATTTTATTGTGAAGTAAAAGCAAATGATGCATCAAGACTTGCAGTTGGAGTTTGCAATAAAAATATTTTTTTATCTTCAAATGCACCAGATAGTAATACTAACCAAGCTGCAGTCTCTTATTACTATAGTGGTAATGTTTATTATGATAGTAATGGAGATGTAAGTGGTGGAGCATCATATACTGATGGAGACGTTTTAGGTATAGCTTTAGATATGGAAAACTACAGATTATTTTTTCATAAAAACGGAACTTATATGAATAGTGGAGATCCAACATCTTCAACTGGAAATGTTTTATCATTTACAAACGCAGCTCAATATGTGCAAAATCATGGTGAAATGTTTTTCTTTATATCAGATCTTTCAGGAAGTGGACAAGCAATAGGTTCAGTTAATTTTGGAAATGGTTATTTTGGAGATTCAGCAATATCTAGTGCAGGAACTAATGCTAGCAATAACGGAATATTTGAGTATGATGTTCCAACAGGATATACTGCATTATCAACAAAAGGATTAAATTTATAAGATGGCTTTTACAACAATTAATAAATCTACAGATTATTTTACAACAGCAACTTGGTCAGGCACAGGTTCTCAACAAACAATCTCTTTACCTTTTCAAGCTGATTGGATATGGGTAAAACGAAGAAATAGTAGTGCAAACCATGCGGCTCAAGATATTGTAAATAGTTTTGGTAATAGATTATCACCAGATAGAAGTGTTGCATTAGGTAGTGAACCAAATGGAATAGGAACAGTTAGCGGAAGCGGTTTTAATTTTCAAGGAGATTATGCTGGTAGTGGTTATAATGAAAGTGGAGGAACTTATGTTTCATGGAATTGGAAAGCTGGAACAGCATCTGGAATATCTGGTGGTACAATAACTCCATCAGCTTATTCAATAAATACTACATCTGGTTTTGGAGTTTACAAATGGTCAGGTACTGGTAGTGCTGGAACTATTGCACATGGATTAGGGGCAGTTCCTAAAATGATAATTGTTAAAAGAGTAGATAGTGCTGATACTTGGTGGATATATCATTCTGCTTTAGGCAATAACGATGCATATTTAGCATTGAACGAACAAAATGCTGTAAGTACAAGTGGTGGTGGTGCTTTATGGAATAGTACAGGACCGACATCTTCAGTATTTTCAGTTGGAACAAATACTGGGGTAAATGGTTCTGGTGGAACTTATGTTGCTTATGTGTTTGTAGAAAAAACAGGTTATTCTAAAATTAGTAGTTGGACAGGTAATGGAAATGCTGATGGTGCATTTGCATATTGTGGGTTTAAACCACGTTGGCTTTTACTTAAAAATACAGCAATAACTGCAAGTTGGGTCTTAGTTGATTCAGAAAGAGATACGGCTAATTCTGTATCAAAAGCCCTTTTTCCAGATGCTAATTCAGCAGAATATGATTATACAGATTTATTTGATTTTGTAAGTAATGGTATTAAGGTTAGAAATAATGGAAATGCTTGGAGTGGTTCTGGTCAGTCAATAGCATTTATGGCATTTGGTCAATCATTAGTAGGAACTAATAATATTCCAGTAACTGCATTTTAGGTAGCCTCACATGTATTTTGGAGCTACTTCCTTTTCGGCAGCAGCCTTCTCTGATGTAGGCTTTAATCCTAACGCATTCGTTAATGTCCTTGGATCAAGGATCAATGTAGCTATCGGTGATGATGTAATCATCGGTAAAGCAAATGTTTCAGTTACAGGTAATAGAGTAAATATTGGAACTAGTGATGTAACGATTGTTGCAAAAGCTAGAGAAATATTAACAGGTAATGGTTTAGAATTAGGTATAGGTGATGCACAAGCTTCTATACCAAAAGATGTACCAGTTACAGGTAATGGTTTTGAGATAGGTAATGGAACTGTTATAACCAAAGGTAAGTCTAAACCACCTATCACAGGTCAAGGATTAGATCTTGCAACTGGTGATGTAACAATAATTGGTAAATGTAATCTATCAGTTACTGGTAATGGTTTTGAGATAGCTCTTGGTAATGCAACAACTAAAGCAAATGCAACAGCAATTGTATCTGGTAAGAGATTTAATATTGCAACTAGTGATGTTACTATAATAGCTAAGTCTAAAGTGTTACCATCTGGTAATAGATTTAATGTAGGTACATCTGATATATTAATCAGAAAATGGGAAGCGGTACCGGTAAATGCAACTCAAGTTTGGACGGAGATATAATATGTTTTTTGGAGCAACATCCTTTTCATCAACAACTTTTGCAGGCGTAGGAATACAGAATGTAGTGGTGCTTGCTAATGGTCAAAGAGTCAATATTGCCGTTGGAAATAGCTCTGTTGGATTTGGAGCTAAACCGACTGGTAATAGATTTAACCTTGCATTAGGCACGGTTTCTGTGGTATCATGGAACCCAATAGATCCAAACGCAGGGCAAACGTGGGTCCCAATAGATCCACTTAACCCATAGGAGAATTATGGCATCAACATTTTCGAGTAATTTAAAATTAGAATTAATGACTACTGGTGAGAAGTCAGGTACATGGGGTACTATAACTAATACCAATCTTCAGCAATTAGAACAAGCCTCATCTGGTTACATCTCAATAGATGTAGCATCGTCTGATCAAGCATTAGCGATTTCTAATGGAGCTGTATCAAATGGTAAAAACCTGTACCTAAAACTAACGGGTACTCTTGCGGCGAACAGAACTGTAACAGTTCCAGATTCAGTTGAAAGAGTATACGTGGTTGAAGATGCTACAGATAGAACTTCAAATAGATTTACATTAACTTTTAAAACTGTATCTGGCACAGGAATATCATTACCTGTAAAATCAAAATCTTTACTATATTCAGATGGCACAAATGTAAATTCAAGTATTGTTGAAAGAGGGTACATAACAACTAATGGTACTTATACTGCAGTTGCAAATGATCAAGTAATTGTAGATACAAGTTCATCGCCTGTAACTGTAACATTACCATCATCACCTTCCGTTGGCGCAGAAGTTCATTTTATTGATGGTGGAGGTTCAGCAGGTAATTTTAATTCTAACAACTTAACCATAGGCAGAAATGGTTCCAACATTTTAGGCTCAGCATCAAACTTAGTTGTTAATGTAAATGGGTCAGCATTTACATTAGTTTTTGTAAGTACTGCTAGAGGTTGGGCTTACAAAGATAAAATATAGGAGCTAGACTGTGGCTCTCGTTGAGTTTAATTTTAGACCTGGAATAGATAAACAAGATACACCAGCGGGTGCAGAAAATCGTTGGGTTGATTCTGATAACGTAAGATTTAGATATGGTCTACCAGAAAAAGTTGGCGGTTGGGCATCACTAACTACTGACACTATTTCTGGTGTAGTTAGAAAACAACATGCTTTCGTAGATAACGATGGTAATAGATACGTGGCTCTTGGATCAGATAAATTTTTACTTATTTATTTTGAAGGTCAATTATATGACATTACACCTTTAAAAGCCACATTAACATCAGCAACAATTGCAACAACAAATGGATCACCAACTTGTACAATCACAAAAGCAGCTCATGGTTTAAAGGTTGGAGATATAGTGCAACTAGATTCTGTGACACTGCCTGGTGGTACAGGTTTTAATGATGCTGACTTTGAAGATAAAAATTTTCAAGTCATATCTGTGCCAACAACAGGAACATTTACAATCAATCAATCTAGCAATGCTAGTGGAACTGTATCAACAGGTGGTAGTCTAAGTATAAAACCATACGAGCCAGTAGGACCAAGAGAACAGACTTATGGTTATGGTTGGGGTATGGACCCATACGGTAATGGTAACTGGGGTGAGGCAGCGGCTGCATCTGATGTTACACTAGAACCTGGGTTATGGTCACTAGACAATTTTGGTGAGGTATTGGTTGCAACAATATTAAATGGTAAAACATTTACATGGAACTCGGGTATATCACAGAGATTAACAACACGTGCATCTACAACTACTACAAGTTTTGAAACAACAAACAATCCAACAAAAACTAGAGTTAGTTTAATATCACCAACAACAAGACACTTAATACATCTTGGAACAGAAACAACTATTGGAAACACAGGAACACAAGATGATATGTTTATAAGATTTTCTGATCAAGAAGATATTAATACATTTTTACCATCAGCAACAAACACAGCTGGAACACAAAGATTACAAGATGGCACAAAAATCATGGGTGCATTAAAAGCAAAAGAAGTTATTTTGATATGGACTGATAATGCATTGTACACAATGAAATTTATTGGTGCACCATTCACATTTGCTGTTGAACAAGTTGGTACTAACTGTGGATTAATTGGACAAAATGCTGTTATTGAAATAGATGGTGCAGCTTTTTGGTTAAGTCCAAAAGGTTTTTTTCTTTATGATGGTACAGTAAAATCACTACCGTGTACTGTTGAGGACTTTGTATTTGACAATTTTGATACTACAAAAGGACAGCAGGTTGCAGCAGGTTTAAATAATCTATTTACAGAAATTACTTGGTATTATCCTTCAGCTAGTTCAGACTACAATGATAAATATGTTGTATTTAATTTTGGTGAATCAGCAGGTGTGAGAGGTGGTGTTTGGTATACAGGAACAGAAGCAAGAACAAGTTGGATGGATGCCACAATATATAAAAATCCATATGCAACTAAATATGATTCTTCTGCTAGTGGTACGTTTCCTGTAATAGTTGGTCAAACTGGTTTAGGTCAAACAACTTATTTTGAACATGAAGTAGGTACAGATCAAGTAAATCCAAATGGTACAACTACTACTGTTACATCTTTTATACAATCATTTGACTTTGATCTTGAACAAAGATCAAAAGACGCACAAGGTAGAAGTGCTGGCCCTAAAGTTGCAGGAGAAATATTTATAGCTATGAGAAGATTTATACCAGATTTTAAAACATTGTTAGGTAATGCAAAAGTAACTATTGGATTAAAAAGATATCCTCAAGATACATCATCTAATTCTACATATAGTCCTTTTACTATTACATCCACAACACAGAAAAAAGATACAAGAGCTAGAGGTAGATTTGCTAGTGTGAAAATAGCAAATGATGCAACTAGTGAGTCTTGGAGATTTGGCACATTAAGATTAGATATACAACCGGACGGTAGAAGATAATGGCTAAAGTAACTGTAAGAATACCGGAACCAAAAGAAGAATATGATTTTTCAAACCAAAAACAAATCAATAGAGCGTTGACCTTAATGAAAGAACAATTAAACTCAACTTTTCTAGATGAAATAAAACAGGAGCAAGAGAGATTCTCTTGGTTTTTAAGTGGCTAATATATATACAAACGCAAAAATAGATTTTAACGATACGTCAGATACGACTGTTTACACTAGTCCAACAGCAACAACTAGTATTATCAAATCAATATTAGTATCTGAGGATTCTGGTAATGCTGATAGTATATCTGTTACTTTAACAGCTGGTGCATCAGTATTTAGTTTGTTTAAAACAAAGGCTATATCGTCTAATCAAACAGTTGAGTTATTATCACAACCCCTTATAATGCAGGAAAATGAAATTTTAAAAGCACAAGCAGCCACAGGAAATAGGTTACATATGGTTATTTCTGTGCTACAAATAAATAGAGATTAATATGGCATTTAAAGAAGAAGGATCAGTAGAATATATAACAGTTGACGGCAAAGAGGTACCTGTCGTTAAGTGTGAAGCTGAAATAGTTTTAAGAAATACAAAGACAAATTATGAATATAACTCTGACAAAGAAGCAGAGGATGATATTGTAAATCCAGAAACAGCTACAGTTAGAGAAGATGTAACTAGATCTGTAAAAATTAAAGTAGCAAAGATACCAGCGTTAGGTGCATCATCTGATAAGGACGAAGAATAATGGCTATAACAAATTCACAACAAGCAAGACAAATGTATAAAGAAGGTAGTGAGAAACCTGTTACACAAGCTGGTGTAAAAAATTTTCTTGGTAAACAAGAAATGGTTAAAGCACCTAAATTTTGGTTATCGGAACCAGGTCATGTTAAAGCAAAGTTAGCTTACATAACTGATGAAGAAGAAAAAATATTAATAGATAAAAACTTATATGGATCTTTAAAAGGTAAACCTAATAAAGGACCTGCGGGACTTCCTAGTCTTCAAGGTGGAGATTTTGGATCTGAAGACAAAGGCAGCGATAACACTGGAGGCGACGGTGGTGATGCTAGAGAAAATAGAAGATCACAACAGTATGGACAAAAAAGAACCACTGCACAAAAAGGAACTTTATCTGATCCAAATGAGAAAAAAGATTTTTTTACACAATCCTACACAGGACCCTCAAAGTTTGGTGGTTTATTTGGAGGTTATAGAGGAACTACAGTTCCAAATACAACTGCTTATGGTAATAGAAATATTGTATCAGATTTATTTGCTAATAGTTTAATAGGTAAAATTGCTAGTAAGTTTGGTCCTCTTAACAATAAAGCTTTTTTTGATCAAAAAGTTGTACCAGCAGGAAGATTTAAAGGAACAACTTTTGAAGATTATATGAGTCAAAGACAAGCTGGTTTAATAGATGCATATGGTAATCCAACTAATCAAGATAACGATGATGATGGTAACAATGTTTTAACATTACAACAATTACTAGCACAACAACAAGCAGCAGCAAACGCAGCAGCAGCTGCTAATGTACCAACAACAACTCAACAACCAGGTATAGCATATAGATTTATGGCTGATGGTGGAATTGCAAATACAGAAGTTGCAAGACAAAATTATTTTCTTGGTGGTGTTATTAAAAAAGCAACTAAAGCAGTTAAGAAAATTGGTTCTAAAGTAAATAGAACTAGAAAAAAATTATTAAAGAATCCATACGTACAAACAGCCATAGCACTTTATGCACCATATGCTGCAGCTGGTTCAGGATTTATGGCTGGCGCTAGTCCATTTATGAGATCAGCTGTTATATCAGGATTAACTACTGGAGGTTTACAATTAGCTTCTGGTCAAGACTTAGATGCAAAAGGTATATTAAAATCAGCAGCAATTAGTGGAGCTTTAGGTGCAATGTCTGCTAAAGGAGCACCAGCAACATCTACTGGCACTGGAGCACAACAAGCAGCTACAGTTGATTATTCAGATATGTCTAAATTTAATGATTTAGGTTTAGGTGGTTCTGGTGGTGCTGCAAATATTCAAGGTGGTATTCCAAGTGCAAATGTATTTGATTATGAGTCAGCTGCTTATGGTATTAAACCATTAGAAACTAGTAAATTTACAGATATGGTTAATGCACAAGCTTTAGAAAAAGTTGATCCAAAAGTTGTAGATGCAATTTCAAAAACAGATCCAGAAAAATTATCTAAGTTTGCAGAGATAGCCAAAAAAATAGATGACAGTAAAATAGGTGGAGCATTATTAGGAGATGGTAAAGGTGGTATTAGTGCATTAAAAGCAATAGGTCTAGCATCTGCATTACCATTATTAGGTGTTGGTGCTCCTGAAGAAGAAGATGAAGGAGAACCATACAGAGGTGAAGGTATAGATATTGCAGCTATAAGAAGAGATCCTTATTCGTATACAGCACCAAGATTTATGGCTGAAGGCGGAGACGTTGAACCAGTAGCAAAAAAGACTATGCCTTTATTAGATATGGGTGGACAAGAAATGGATTTAAGAGCTGAAGGTGGTTTTGTACCAATAGGAAGAATGGAAAAAGCAGACGATGTGCCTGCAAGATTATCAAAGAATGAGTTTGTATTTACAGCCGAAGCTGTTAGAAACGCAGGAGATGGAGATATAGACAAAGGCGCAGAAGTTATGTATAATATGATGAAAAACCTTGAAGCCGGAGGTGACGTATCAGAAGAATCGCAAGGCTTAGATGGCGCACGTAAAATGTTTCAAACATCACAAAGATTAGGAGAAGTCATATAATGGCAACAGAAACAGTAAGAAATTTACCCGCACAGTTTGTCGAAGATTTAGGTCAAGATCTTGCAACGCAGATCACGGCTCAAACAGCCGTACCAGTAGTTACAAGAGGGATAGGATCATTAACACAACAAACAGGTGAAACACCTGATCAATTTAAAGCAAGACAGGGTGCAGCTACACAATTTGGAATTAGACAAGATAGTTTAGCGGGACTTGCACCACAAGTTGCTGCACAAGATGCATTACAAACACAAGCACAAAGCCTAGCAACACAAGGTGTTGGTTCTTTTCAACCGTATTTAACAGCAGCACAGAATTTGACAGGACCAATGACAGCGGCACAAACTCAACAATATATGTCGCCATATCAACAACAAGTTATTGATGCAACACTTTCAGAATTTGACAGAAACGCAGCTATTAATAGACAATCTATTAGAGATAGAGCAGTGCAGTCAGGTGCATTTGGTGGAGGAAGAGAGGGAGTTCAACTAGCAGAATACGATACTGGTTCTGATAGAAACAGAGCAGCACTACAATCTCAATTATTACAACAAGGTTTTGGTCAGGCACAGGCTCAAAGAGCTGCTGATCTACAAACGCAGCTAGGTCTAGCATCACTTGTGCCTGGATTACAACGAGGAGATATTTCACAATTAGGTTCGTTGGGCGCTATAAACCAGGCACAATCTCAAGCTGTACTAGATGCACAAAGAGAAGCTACAAGAATGGCAACATTCCAACCACAAGAACAATTAGATAGATATGCAGCACAGGTTGCAGGTATTATGGGTGGATATCCGGGACAAACACAAACAACTAACGTTCCAAATCCTACACCATTACAGACTGCATTAGGAGTTGGTTCAACATTAGCTGGTATATATGGAGCTGTTGCAAATAAAAATCCATTTGCATTAATGGGGCAATAATATGAATAGAACTTTAAAAAGACCTATGTTTAGAAGAGGTGGATCTGCTGATGGTATTACATCAGGTTTAGATAGACAAAACTATAATGTAGGTGGTGAAGTAGAAAGAATACGTGAATTGTATAATCAATTTGCACCTAGAACACAAACACAAGCTATGCCTGGATCTGTATCTAGTTTTTTAACTAATTTTGGTTTAAATCTATTATCTGCTCCACCTAGAGGTGGTTTATTAGCGACAGCAGCAACAGCTGCTAAGGAACCTTTTAGCACATTTCAAGGTATAAGAGCACAAGAAGCATTACAGGATAGAGCATTACAACAAGCAATAGTTGGTCAAGCAATAGAATCTGATGAAGCAAAATCTATAGCAGCGGCGCAACAAAAATTTGACGCATCACAAGCTGCATTAGATAGAGCAAGTGATTTAGAAATTGCAAAAATAAAAGATAAATCTGGTTATGCTGCACAAACTTATGAAGAACAAGTAAAAGCTATGAGGAGTGATCTAACAGATGCTGCAGAAAACAGAATTATATCTAAATATAAAGGTAGTAGAGCAGATGATATATCTAGAAAAACTATAGATTTTATTCGAACTGCAGATTTAGGACAGAGATCAAATCTAGTAGAGATAGATTATGTTGATGTTGGTAAAAAAGGTAAAGTTCAATATGTGCCTGATGTATCAAATGTACAAACAGGTCAAATTTTTTATGATGCCATACAAGGTCAATGGAAAAAAAGAATTAGTGTTGGCAATGGTTCATTAGATTTTGTAACACTAGATCCTTCAGCAGGGTATGAGCCGATTGATGTAGATCAGGATTAGGAGACATAATGGCATTTGATCCATACGATCCTAACAACAATCCCACAATATCAGGTGGTAAAGTTCAAGAAAAAGAAAAAAATAAAAACGAAGGTGATATAAATAAAAACCTATATCGAAATATAGGTGAAGGTATAGATGCAACAGATATAAATTTACCTGAAGCAGAGGATAACAATGAAGTATCGGGTGCAACAGCATTTGTTGCAGGACTTGGTTCTGGTGTTATAAAAACTGTGGAAGGTGTAGTATCTCTTGGTGCAGAGCTCTTAGACCTTGGATTGACAGAAAACTCCGCAGCTCAAGTAGAAGCATTTTTTGATAAACTTAATCCATTTGAAGAAATAGCAGAACAAAGAGCTATAGGTAGATTAACAGAAGCTTTAGTACAAATAGGTATACCAGGAGGAGCAGGTGCAAAAATTGCAACAACATTAGCAACTAAAGGATTAAAAGCAAAGAGAGCTGGTAAACTTATAAGTTTTAAAAATCCTAATATAGCAAAAGGTAGAAAAAAAGCAGAAGAATTAAATAAATTATCGGGCACACAAAGATTTAGTGCTGTTGTACTAGGTGGTGCAGCTGGAGAGACGCTTGTAGCTGATGTTGAAAAGATAGGAAACATAAGTGATCTGTTTGGACCCGATGCTGCTCTTGCTTTAGACAGAGATGTTAGAGATGACCCATCAGAAGACGCAGCTAGAAAATTAATGAACAGAGCAAAATTTGGTGCAGAGTCTATTTTTCTTACACCTTTTGTTTATGGTACAGGAGTTGCAGCAAAAGCATTAGCTAAACGTGGTAAAGAACTTGCATATAGCAGTGGTTTATTTGACCAAGCATTAGATAAATTTAGTGCTGCATTTAGATTTAGAGGAACAAAACCACAAGAAGTAGCTGAAGCAAAGAAAACACAAAAAGCAAGAGAAATGAGAGACGTAAACTTTGCTGAAGAACAAGTTGCTAGAATAGATAGAGAAGTAGATAAAGTATTTCCAGACTTTAGAAAATTTTTTAATGCATCTTCCGCAGAAGAAAGAAAAAAATTTTTAACTTTGTTAGATGATGGATTATTTAAAGGTGATTTAAATAAATCAGCTGTTGATGGAAAATTAGCAAAAGAGATAACACAACAAACTCAAAAAAGATTAGGTAAAAAAGAAGGCACAGAAGTTTCACAAAACATATTAAGGTCTATTGTTAAAACAAGAGAAGAGTTTGCTAATATATTAAATATAACAGCAGGTGGACCTGGAGCTAAAGTAGATTTACCAGCAGGTGTAGGTGTAGATTTACGTAAGATAATGGGTAATAGAGTTAAAAATTATATAGGTAATACGTTTGAAATATTTGAAAATGCAGAGGCAGGTTTTTTACAAAAATATAAACCAGCAAGACAAGATATAGATAGAGCTATTACATTGTTTATGCGTTATGCACGTAAAAATCAAAATCCTATTACAGAGTTAGAAGCAGAAGGTATGGTTAATGATATTATAAAACAAGTTAGAAAGATGGACCCAAAAAGAGATAGACTACCAACGTTTGCATATCAAAATTTATCTAGATCAGCTGATGATGCATTTGCATTAAAAACATTTGCACAAACAATAGAAAAAAAACTACCTGGTGGTAAAAAAGAAATACAAGTTATAGGTAAAGGATCAAAAGTATTTAGAGATTTATTTGGTGAAATAAATGATGTTAGACACTCTATTTTTGAGGGTATGAATAGATTGTCTATTGTAGCTAGAAAAAATCAATTGTTTGATGAAATATTAGATGCAGATGCAGTAGCTAAAGCAAAAGCTACAGCAGAAACACCACTTGGTCAAAGAGGTTTTTTTCATTCTTCACCACTTGCAGCTAAAAGAGCTTTTGGTAACGAACCAGAAATAGTTAAGATGGATGATTATGTAAAAGAATATTTTAAAGATGGTGTATTAGTAAATAGATTATCTAATACGTATACAACAAGAGAGATAGCAGAAAGTTTTACAAACGTATCAAAGATACAAGATTTTATGAGAGGTGAAACGGGAGGACCAATAGGTAAAACATTTTCATGGGCATGGCGTAATTTATTATTAACACCTAAAGCTGGTGCACAATACGCAAAAACAATTCTATCTGTCCCTACACACATAAGAAACTTTTTAAGTTCTAGTGCATTTTCATTTGCTAATGGAACAATGTTTGCAGATCCAAGAGTATTTAGACAAGCTATGAACAATGCTTTTGGTACAGTGCAAGTAGGTGGACCAAGAAAAGAATTATCACAAGAAAAATATAGAGAGTATCTAGAATTAGGTATTGTAAATACAAATGTAAGGCTTGGAGATCTACGTAATCTAATGAAAGATGTAAGATTTGGTGAAGGTAATTTTGCAACCGATAGTATTTTATTTCCTATGATTAACTCACTAGGTAAAAAAACTAGTAGAGGTATTAAAAAAACCGGTAAATTTATGCAAGATTTATATGTTGCAGAAGATGATATTTGGAAGATTATAAATTATGAAGTGCAGTTAGTACAAAGAGGTGAAAGATATGCAAAAGCAGGCATAAAAATATCACCACAAGCATTAAAACAAGAGGTAGCACAAATTGTACAAGACACAGTGCCAAACTATGCAAAGGTTGGTGAGTTTGTAAGAGCTGCAAGGGTATCACCTTTTGGTAATTTTATGTCATGGCCATCAGAGGTATTTAGAACAGGCTTCGGTATATTTGAACAAGTAGCAAAAGATTTAAGAGATCCTGTAACAAGAAGTTTAAATCCAATTACAAGTAAAAATCCTATGAAAGGTCTTGCTATGAAAAGACTTGTTGGAATGGTGGGTGCTATGGGTATAATTCCATATGGATTAACAAAAGGATCGCAAGCTATATTTGGTGTATCAAACGAAGAAGCAGATGCAGCAAATGATTTCGTGGCACCATGGGCTAAAAGTTCACAAAAAATATACACACGAGATCCAGAGACAGGTGAATTATTTTATATAGATTGGTCTAAAAATAATGTTTACGATACATTAACAAGACCTTTTCAAACTGTATTACGTAATATTCAAGAAGGTATTGATAACGAAGAAATATTATTAAAAGGTTTTGTAGAAGGTATTGCAGAAGCTGCCGGTGAAACAGCTTCACCATTTATATCAGAATCAATTTATACAGAGGCGTTCATGGATATATGGGGTAGAAATGGTAGAACAAGAGAAGGTAAACAATTATATAATGATCAAACACCAGGACCAGAAAAAGTTACAATAATTATGCAACATCTTGGTAAAACTTTATTACCAACAACACAACCATTTGAAAGAACTAAAAAAGCAATTACTGGTGAACCAGGTAGAGGAGCTGAGATATATGAAATACCTTACGAGCTTGCAGGTATATTTGGTTTTAGATTAATAAAAGTTGATCCTAAAAAATCTTTAGGTTTTAAATTATTTGAATATCAACAAGGTGTATCTAATTCTAGAAAATTATTTACAGGAGAGATTGATCCTGTTGATATGAGAACACCATCAGATGTAATAGACAGATATTTTACAGCTAATAAATCTTTGTTTGAAGTTAAGAAACAAATGTTAACAAGTATTAATAATGCAAAATCATTAGGAATTAAAGATGATGATGTTTATGAAATTTTTGACAAAAGAGGTTTGGGGTCTGTATATAATGAAATAACATCTGGTGAATTTGTACCTTTCTTTCCTTCGAAAAAACTTATTGAAAGATTTGAAGATCTATCTAAAGAAGGTGGAGTATCAAATGTCTATAATCAAGCTGAAAGTACATTAGGTCAAATGGAAGATCAAATGTATAGATTAAATTTATATCAAGATTGGAATATAAGTTTAGATGACTTTTTACCAGACACTGATCCACAAGGTCAATCTGCACTACCACAAATGCCAATGCCAAATCAACGTTTATTTACTAGACAAAATAACCAAATTAACAACTTGACACGTAGTGAACAAGCATTACTATCTCCAGAAGAACAAGAAATAGCGAGAAGAAATTAATGGCAATGCAACCAAAAAATACTAGAGAACATATTTTATCTTTGTACGGACACATATCAGGTGTCAAAAAAAATTTGAAACATGTACATGAAGACGTCGAGAAGTTGGGCGGTAAGATAGATAAAGTCTATTGGGTTCTCTTAGCAGCAGCGGGATCTGCTGTACTCTTCGCATTAGGAATATTATTTAAATAATGAATCTTTCACGTAACTTTACTCTTTCAGAGTTAATTAAATCAGACACAGCAATACGTAAGGGTATCAACAATAACCCTAACGCAGAACAAATAGAAAAATTAAAAGCACTTTGTGAAAATATTTTACAACCGGTACGTGACCATTTCGGTAGAGTTAAAGTGACTAGTGGATTTCGTAGCCCTGAATTGTGTGTTGCTATAGGATCGAGTTTGTCCAGTCAGCATTCAAAAGCGGAAGCGGCGGATTTTGAAGTTGTAGGTGTTGACAATTGTGAGCTTGCAGATTGGATCAAAAGAGAGCTTCCATATGACCAGCTTATATTAGAGTTCTACACTCCAGGTGAACCCAACAGTGGGTGGATACATTGTAGCTATACGGAAGGAACACCACGAGCTAGTTTTTTACACGCATTTAGATCTGAAGGTAAAACAAAATACAAACCCATACTTGGAAACGCAAAAGATTTATTTATCTAAATCCAAGCTTTTAATTCTTCACCTAATACTTGTGAAGCTACATTAATTTTTTTACGTAAAGCCTGCACTATTTTTTCATCAACAGTATCTTCACATATTAAGTCAACGTAAGTAACATTTTTCTTTTGACCTATTCTGTGTGCTCTATCCTCTGATTGTAATCTTTTTTCTAAATCATAACCATTAGAATAATATATAACAGTGTTTGCTTGTGTAAGTGTAATACCATATCCACCGGTTTGAGGTGTGCCAACTAAAAATCTACATTTAGGATCATTTTGAAATTTACGTATGTTATCTTGTCTTTCATCTTGTGGTGTTAATCCATAATAATCAACCACGGACCCTGGACCATATTCTTCTACAATTGATTTTATAATATTATTTATATCTCTTTGCCAATGGCCCCATATAATAGCTTTACCTTCTATTTCATCTAACACACTCATTAATTCTTTTATTCTATTGCTTTGTATGTCTTGTGTAGATCCATCATCTGCCACAAAATGACCACAAGTTATTTGTTGCAATCTCATTAACTGAGTTAGTACAGTCATTGTGCTAGTAGTTTTACCATTTAACGTAGCAAGAGCTGTCTTTTTCATTTGGTCATACACTTTAATTTGATCGTGTGTAAGAGATATATGTCTTTTCATATATATTTTTTCAGGTAAATCTAAGCAATCTTCTTTTAATACTCTGTATGAAAAACCCTGTAATTTATCCGATAATTCATTTAAATTAATAAACTTATTAACAACTTGTATTGATCTACCTCTAACATTTAAAGTTTTCATTTCAGCATATCTGTTTCTAAATGCATAATAAGATTGAAAGTCTAATAGATAAGGATCAAGATATAAACATTGAGTATATAAATCTAAAGGGTTTTTAGTTACAGGAGAACCAGTCATAATTCTTCTGTACTTAGCCATCTTACCTAAACCAATTATATTTTTTGTACGTTTTGCACTTGGTGTTTTTATTGTTGTAGACTCATCTATTGCCATTAACGTGTTATGTGAGCTTAAAAATTTACGTGCAAAGTCCACACCTTTACTTGTAGAAAGAGCTTCTACATTCATTACAAATATATGAAGCTCTGTTCCACATAACAACAAGGAGTTAAGTTGTTCTTTTTGTTTTTTAGTTATATTTGATTGCCACAATACAGACACATTCTCTATGTGTTTTGGTAGATGCGTAGGTAATTCTTGTTCATACCAAGTTTTAACAACACCTTTCGGTGCAATAATTAAAGCCCCGTCTATTTTACCTTTATCATATAACATTGACATGTTATCGATTAATACTTTTGTTTTACCCGTACCCATCTCCATAAAATATGCATACGTTTCTTTGTTCCATGACTTTTCTAAAGCAGTCAATTGATGCTTATAAGGTTTCATTCTAAATTTATAATTCATAACTTTTTACTTTCTGACTTGACATATAATATTATTTAACTATATTGTCAAGCATGAAAGAAAATAAAGTATACGTGATACAAGAAATTGCAGGAAGCCAAGCAGGAAGTCCTAAAATAAATATTATGGGTGCTACTGAATATGGTGACTTAAAATTTTTATTACCGGAATTTTCTCAAATGATTTTTTCACCTGGTCCTTTAATACGTAAATTAAGACAAGGTCTAAAAGATTTTACAGAGAAAGATTATTTACTACTTACAGGTGATCCTGCATTGATAGGTGTTGCATGTTCTTTAGTTTCTGATACCACAAATGGTAAATACAATTTGTTAAAATGGGATAAACAAGAAAGAAAATATTATCCTATTTCTATTAATTTATATGAGAAAGGAGAAATAGATGACAATTGATTTTGAACAAGACAAACAAGATGCACTAAAGAAGACTGATAATATTCAGTCACTTGCAGATCAAGTTGAAAGATTAGAAACTTTTGCAACAACCATAGAGGCAGCAGAAGAAAATTTAAAACTATTAAAAAAGAAAAGAGACCATATATCAGGAGAGGTCATACCAACTATGATGACTGAAATGGGTTTATCGGAATTAAAACTTTCAGATGGATCACATCTAAAAGTTTCTACGTCGTATAAGGCACACATTACAGAGGCCAACAAAGAGACGGCGTTTAACTGGCTTCGTACAAATGGACTGGGGGATATAATCAAAAACGAGATATCCGTATCCTTTGGATCTAACGAAGATACAAGAGCGGCTGATTATGCCGATCTTGCGAAGAGTCAAGGACTTGAACCGACACGTAAGATGAAGGTTGAGTCCATGACTCTGAAAGCGCTAGTTCGCGAGCGTATTGAGGCAGGTAAAGAAATGCCAGCGGATATTTTCGGTGTATATACCGAGAATAAAACTACAATAAAAAGGAACAAATAAACATGAACCAAGTAGCAACAAAAACAGAAGGAGCATTAGCGACAGTAAATTTTGAAGCTGATGCTAACAAAGGTGCTCAAAACATTTCGCAGGAAGATCTTGCGTTACCCTTCTTGAAAGTTTTGGGACAGCTATCTCCAGAGGTAAACAAAAGAGATGGTAAATATGTCGAGGGCGCAGAACCCGGCAAAATAATCAATACTGTTACTAACGAGTTGTATGATATGTTGACTGTTGTCCCATGTCATTACAAAAGAAAGTACATTGAATGGCAAGATAGAGGTACCAGCACTGGTGCACCTGTTGCAATTCATGCACCAGACAGTGATATCATTAGTCAGACGACTAGAGGTAAGGACTATAAAGATAGATTACCAAATGGTAATTATCTTGAAAATACTGCCGATCACTTTGTACTTACTCTTGGTAATAATCCATCAACAGCTTTGATTTCTATGAAAGCTACTCAATTAAAAGTGAGTAGAAAATGGAACTCAATGATGATGGGTATTAAAATGCAGGGTAAAAACGGACTTTTTACTCCGCCAACATATAGTCACATTTATAATCTAAAGACCGTACAGATGTCTAACGACAAAGGTACATGGTTTGGTTGGGATGTAGAAAAGGTTGGTCCTGTCGAAGATAAAGCAATCTACGACATGGCAAAACGTTTTGCAGAACAAGTAGGTAAAGGTGAGATTGAGGCGAAGCATGGTAATAACGAGGCAGACTCGAAACAACCATACTAACAGAACCCTAGGTAGTGGGCGGCAAAGCGAGAGTGGAAGCCGCCCGCGCTATTGATTATGATTGAGAAGTTCAAAAATATATTTACAGGATTAGAACGTGCTCATGGTGTCACCATTGTGGGTGAATCAAATGGTAATGGCACTAAATTGAAAGGTAAGTCTTTTGTAAAAAGAGAACCAGTCACAGATTTATTATGGCAAAAACATTTAGAAGGTAAAGATAGTTTAGGTGTAATACCTATAAACGATGATAATAATTGTAGATGGGGTTGTATTGATATTGATTCATATGCAGGGTTTGATCACAAACAATTAATAGAAAAAATTCAAAAATTAAAATTACCATTAGTAGTATTTAGATCTAAATCTGGTGGTGCACATGTATTTTTATTTACTGAAGATTATGTATCTGCAAGATCTATGCAAGATAAGTTAATGGAAATAAAAGCTGTATTGGGTTATGGTGGATCAGAAGTTTTTCCAAAACAAACAGAATTAAAATCGCAAGATGATACAGGAAATTTTTTAAATTTACCATACTTTAATGGTAATGATTCTACAAGATATGCCTTTAATGATAATGGAGAAGCTGTTAATCTAGATGGTTTTTATTTGTTGTATGAAAATAAAAAACAAAAAAATGTTGACAACATAAAAGTAGAAAGACCTAAATCAGAATTTAGTGATGCACCACCTTGTATTGAAATACTTGCGTTAAATAAAATAGGTGAGGGTGGTAGAAACAATGCACTATTTCATTATGGCACATATGCAAAACAAAAATGGCCTAGTGAATGGAAATCAAAACTAATAATGTTTAACGCAACGGCCATGGAAAAACCTATGCCTGACTCTGAGGTTCAAATAGTTATAACTCAACACGATAAAAAAGATTGGGGTTACAAATGTAAAGATCAACCAATGTGTAGTGTATG